TAAGGACTTATGGAAAAAAATGCTCAGAGCCCTTTTTGAAACGGGTCATCCTTGGATGACATTCAAAGACAACTCGAATCTCCGATACTCTAATAGTCACGAAGGGGTAATTCATAGCTCTAACTTGTGTACCGAAATTTTTCTCCACACGAAACCCTCTCTTTTCAAGGAGGGCAAAAAATCAGAAGTCGGAGAAACAGCGGTATGCAACTTAAGCTCTGTCAACCTAAAGGAGCACCTTAAGGAAGACGGAGCTCTCGATTTCGATCTATTGTCCAAGACGATAGAAGTGCAGATGAGGATGCTCGATAATGTCATTGATTTAAACTTTTATCCCACTGAAGAAGCTAAAAACTCCAACCTTAAACATCGCCCCGTGGGGGCAGGAACGATGGGCTGGCATGACGTCTTCCACTCTTATGACCTAGACTACTCGTCGGATGAAGCTATAAAATTGTCTGATGAATTATACGAATTCATTTCTTACCATTGTATCTTAAATTCCAGCAAATTAGCCAAAGAAAAAGGCGCTTACTCTTCTTACGAGGGCTCCTTATGGAGCCAAGATGCTCTGCCTATCGATACTTACAGGAGCTTGATGAATTATATGGATAAAAAACCCATAATTCACAGGGGCAAAAAATACGGACCCGAGCTAGATTGGAAAACTGTTCGCGCTTCTGTTTCATCCAACGGCATGAGAAACAGTAATACTATGGCGATTGCCCCCACCGCAACGATTTCTTATATTCAAGGATGCTCACCTTCGATTGATCCTGATTTCTCTACCTTTTTTGTATACGAAAATAAAAGCGGAAATCTTTTTATTACTAACGAATGGTTCGTTAAAGAATGCAAAAATTTAGGCATTTGGAACAGTAATTTCGTAGAAGCTCTTAAGATGGTAGATGGAGACGTAAATCTGTTAAGTGATAAAATTCTGCCCCCTAACTTGAAGGCTAAATATAAAACTGCGTTTGACCAAGATCAATTTAAATTAATTGACTGTGCTGCCGCTAGACAAAAATGGATTGACATGGGGCAGTCCTTAAATCTTTTTAATGACTCCACTTCACTTAAGCATTTGAATGATTTATATTTTCACGCTAAAGACAGAGGCCTCAAGAGTACTTATTATTTAAGAAACAAAAGCGCGAGCAAAATTGAAAAAGCTTCTGGCCCATCTACGCCCGACGATAAGGAGGCGGAATCTTGCTCCATTCTGGACCCAACATGCGAAAGCTGTCAATAAGGATAACAAAATGAGTAAAAGTGGATTATTATTAGGCGAAGAGATAGCGGGAGTAAATCAAATTTTACCCCACAAACACCAATTTGCATGGGACCTATTCCTAAAAGGCGTCGCGAACAATTGGTCTCCGTCCGAAATAAACATGGGAGACGACATAGATCAATGGAAGAACGACTCTCTGTCTAAAGATGAGAAGCTACTTGTTAAAAGGTGTCTGGGCTTCTTTGCTGGAAGTGAGTCTTTAGTTGGCAATAACTTACTTCTCACCGTTGCGAGATGGGTCACGGACCCTGAGTGCCGCCAATATGTACTTAGGCAAGCTTACGAGGAATCCTTGCATAACTGGACCGTAGTCACTTGTTGCGATAGTTTTGGCTTAAAAGTCTCAGAAGTTTACGAGGCGTATATAAATATCCCCTCCATTAAGGCCAAGGATGACTTCTTAATGGAAATTACCACTAGCGTTAATAGGCCCGAATTCTCTACTAGAAGCGCTGAAGGCAAAAAAGAATTTTTAAGAAATCTAGTTTCTTATTACATAGTATGCGAGGGAACATTCTTTTTTAGCGGATTCGCCATGCTTCTAGCTTTAGGGAGACAAAATAAGCTTCCTGGATTGTCGGATCAAATCCGATATACCCTCAGAGACGAAAGCCTTCATATCCAGTTCGGTACTTATTTAATTAATACACTAAAAGACCAGTACCCTAGCCTATGGACTAAAAAATTTGAAGAAGAGACTGTCGAGCATGTCAAGAAGGCCGTGGAGCTAGAGATAGCATACGCGCATGACGTTCTACCGAGGGGGATTCTGGGATTAAATGCGGATATGTTCGTACACTATATGCAATACATCGGAAATCGCCGCCTAGAAGGCATAGGCATCGACTTTAGGTTCGAAAGTGATGAAAACCCCTTCCCTTGGTTGTCGGAAGTGGTAGATACTGGGGCGATGACTAATTTTTTCGAAAGAAAAGTAAAAGATTATCAAAATTCTGGAGTTCTAGAGGACGATTTTTAATATTCATTTATAAAAAATAAGTGTATATATTAATATGGAAGTAGATTTTCAATTCTTTTTTAATTCTATGGCGGGAGTAATTGCTTTTTTTGGGGGATGGGTGCTAAAGGCCTTCTGGGAAAGGATAAAGGAAGTCGAGCAAGAGACGGATCATTTAAGAGATCACCATGAAACGGACCTGAAAGAGGCCCGAGCACAGCTCAACCAACTAGCCTTAGCTCTGCCTGATAAGTATGTCTCTAAGGGGGATTTCGATAATTTAGTTAAGACGGTTCACCACCGCTTTGATAGGTTGGAAGAAAAAATAGACGACCTCCCAAAAAAACATTGATCCCCACTCAAAAAGCACCTACCATAAGGTGTGAGATACGTTATAGTAGCTGATTTTTGGGCTGATGACTTCGCTGGCGGCGGAGGGAAGCACTCTGGAGGCGCAGAATTAAGCGATGAAATCCTCTTCGATATTCTCCTTAGCAAGAAAGAGGACGTAATAAAGTGCAAAAGCTCGGAGATTACGAGCGATTTCTTAGAGGAGGAGCGGGACTCTGTCTTCATCTTGTCTAACTTTTTCCAAGTCCATCCGTTTCTTTTGGAAAAAATTGAGAACTTAAAATATATCTTATATTGTCATGACTATAAGTTCGTGGGGCACATGCAACCCCAACAGTATGAGAATTTTATTGTCCCGAAGGAAGAACTGGTATGCGTAAGTCTTTTCGAAAACGCCAGTGCCGTCATTTGCCAAAGCGGCCTACAACAAAGGATTCATTACGATAACCTAGGCTTAAATAATCTAATAAATTTTTCTGGAAACCTATGGGCTCATGAAGCGTTAGACTTAATGCAATCTTTAGCAGATAATCCTAAAAAGGAAGTTTGCTCCGTCGTCAAGTCTCCTTATCTAGAAAAAGGGGTTCCCGAAGCTATCAAATTTTGCATTAAAGAAAAGCTCGATTATGAGCTGATCTCTGATAAAGACTACCGACAGTTTTTACATAAGCTTGGAACAAATAAGGGACTGGTTTTCTGGGCTCTTTTGCCCGAAACGTGTGGCAGGATAGTGGTAGAAGCCAAGATGATGGGAGTTAATGTTCACACGACTCCGCTCTTAGGTGCATCTCATGAGCCTTGGTTCCGCTTGCAGGGCAATGAGCTTATAGATATTATGAGGAACAAGCATGATGAAATTCATGAAATAATTTGCAATATAGAATATAAATGAGCGAAACCTTTAAATTCCTTTGCGGCAACGCCTTTAAGTCGTTATGCAAGTACTCCTCTGCGTCCTATTCGGATGCAAGAATACATAATTTTGATTTCAAGGTAAGGGATAATTTACACAACGCTCGGGTGTTCGTAAAGCTGGAATATTTACCCACTTTTCTTGAATACATAAAGCTAGATTTCCCTTATACTTTATTTACTCATAATAGCGATGTACCCGTAACAGGAAACGATGAGACCTTTAACTTGGCTCTTGAAAAACCAGAGATAAAAAAATGGTATTCTCAAAATATCGACTTTACTCACCCCAAGTTGTTCTCTATACCAATCGGTTTAGCTAACCCCAAGTGGCCCCACGGCGACCCCGTGCAAATGCAAATTGCGATAGACCAACAGTATTGGAAGAATAAGGATAACATACTCCACTGTAATTTCGATATAGGAACTAATCCCCTAGAACGCAATAAGTGCTTGCACGAAACAGGTTCGCAGCTTTCGAAACGAGTTCCTTTCGAGCAATACTTGGAAGAAATGGGCAAATCTTACTTTACCTTATCCCCTAATGGTAATGGCATTGATTGCCACAAACATTGGGAAGCGTTATATTTAAAAACAATACCCATAGTAACTAAAAGTATTAATATTGAATTTTACAAACACTTACCCTTTCTGGTCATTGACGATTGGGAGGATTATAAAAATTTAAATTTATCTAAAGAATTATACGATGAAATATGGGGGGACTTTAACCCTGAATCCCTTTATTTTAACAACTACGTAAATTCAATGCAGTTATGAGTCTTACCAAATTAAAATTTGCGTGCCACTGGGACTCCACCGAGGGCATTACCGATAGGGTGCTCAGGAACTGGGGATCAGCTCCAGAAGGCTTCGAATCCACTTTAGGGGAGGACTTCGACTACCTGATCTCATTTAACGTAAGTGATGAAATGCTCCTTACTCCACGGGAAAAAAATATAATATTTACAATGGAGCCTGACTGGAGCTCCTGCATACAAGACCGCATATTAGAAAATAGTTACAAAATCTTCACAAGCGTTGAGAGATTTTCCGCTCATGACAACGTAGTAATAGCGCCCACCTTAATGTTCCACGAGGACTCAGGCGGCTCTACCCACAATAATGTAAAACAACATGGGGCTGGCATTCAGAAAACCCCAGAGGACTATATCTCTAATGAAGACTTTAATAAAAGCAAAAAATGCTCAATATTACTAGCAGGTCACGGCACTTCCCTTCACCCTAATTGTCGCTACCCCCAACGTGAAGGATTTCTAAAAAGAATACTGGAATCACAATTAGATGTCGATATATATGGCAGGAATTGGGATATCTCCGACTCTAGATACAAGGGGTACGCTGTCTTCAAAGAGGACGCGTTGTTAGATTATGAATTCAGCATAGCTATCGAGAATTCTAAAGAAAATTACTATATATCTGAGAAATTCACAGATTGCTTCATCAATAACTGTGTGCCTATTTATGACGGATGTAGCCTTGCTCACGCATTCTATGCCCCAGAATCATTTGAAAAAATAAACATAGATGACCCTAGTTCCATAGACCGCGTGGGTGGAATTCTAAATAATACAAATAAAAAATATCAAAAACATGTTACTGAATCTAAAGTAAAATATTTCACCGACTACAACATTTATACATATTTAAAACAATGCATATAATACAAATAGGCTGCCATACAGGGGATGATACCTTCTTCACCTTCTTCCAAGAAAATCAAAATGAGATTAAAAAGTGCTTAATTATAGACGCGCTTTCCTCATCTGTGGATATCTGCGAAAAATATTATAAAAGCAAAATAAACAATAAGAATTTTGAAAAAATTACCTTCTTACGAAAAGCTATCGTAAGTGATCCCACAATCGATCATGTAGATTTTTTTGTTACTAAAAACGAACACGAAGACGATGGCGAAATTGACTTTACAGCCTTTAGTTCAACCAGCGAAAACCACCTCCTCAGTCATGGGGTAAAAAATGTTAAAAAAATAGAAGTCCCCGCCATAACTCTCACAAACTTGCTTGAAGACTTCTCTCTAAAAAATGTAGATCGATTATACCTCGATGCCGAAGGGCTAGATGCTAAAATTTTACTATCTATGGACTTCTCCGCCTTTGACATACCCTTCGTGTGCTTTGAGAGCAGTCACACAGACGGAGCCTTCGTGCAGGGAGATAACGGCCAACGTCTTCACGCCAAGCTCAAAGAGAGCGGATACGATATTTTTACGTTTTTTCACAAAGGCGGCGACTACGGCTATGTCAGCGAGCAATACGACTGGAACTGCTGGGCAATCAAAAAGGACCAAGAGAGACTACTGGAAGATATAGTAAAATTTTCTGGTCACGAGGCTAAGGTGATCGCTGGACACTCCACCGTTGTGCAATTATAATTAATTAAATGAAAAAAATAAATAAAATTTTTATACTTCACTACTCCAAATTAATTGACCGAAAAGCCCATATGCTGGAAGAGGCCGAAAAATGGTTCGGTGATACCCCTTACGAGTTTATAGAATCGTGGGATCAGGAGGAATTAAATGAAGAAAATATAAAAGAAAATTTTAATTTAAAAGTCTTTACAGAGAAGTTCAAAAGGAGCATGAGTCGCGGGGAGATGTCTTTATGCATGAAATACAAAACCATCCTAGATAAAATTTCCAATCAAGAAGAAGGCGAGCTATTCTTAATTCTAGAAGACGATGTTATTTTTAAGGAAAGCTTATTAGAATACATTGATTTCGTAGGCGAAGTCTGCGAAGAGGAAAAAATAGGATATGATTGCCTATTCGCAGGGGAGGCATTAATACGGAAGGGGGACGATAGAAACATATTTGCCAAAAAATCTTACCCTAGCACCAATGGGCTCTGCACCGTCATTTACACTAAGGAGGCTATAAAAAAACTAGATCAGTATCTTAAAGAAAGTAAAATAACGCAGCCATTAGATTGGCAATTCAATGATGCTTTTGAACAATTAGGGTTTGAGGTTTATTGGGGGAAAGCTATAACAAAACACGGGAGCGTCATTGCGGCAGAAGATGAAAATTTTAAAGGATTAAAATCAAGCCTAAGACAAGAATATTAAATACAATGGAATGCTTGTTGATACAACCTGGAGCTTTCGGGGATATTTTTCTGTGCGCCCCTATCGCCAAATGGTACTCCGACAGAGGCTATAACGTGGATTGGCCTGTCACAAGAAAATTCTTGCCCCTTTTGAGCTATTTTAATTACGTAAGACCCCTAGAATTACCCGAAGAGTCGCTAGACCCAGATTGGCTAAGATCGGATGTCATGAAAATTTTACCTATGACCTCAAACTATGATAAAGTTGTTAATTTGGCTGATCGAGGACCACACCCAACAGCGCAACATTTTTCCGAAAATTTCGAGCAATGCAAATATAGATTAGCTGAAGTGCCGTTTCCTGAAAAAAATAATTTATCATGGAAAAGAAATTTAGAAAAAGAAGAAAATTTATTTAATCTGCTTGAACTCTCCTCAAAAGATCGATACGCTTTAGTACATAAGGAAGACTCTTCTGGAGAAGCAGCTCTCGTTCCGCCTATAGACATGAAAGTAGTAGAAGTAAGACCTATTGAAAATTACAGTATACCAGATTGGTTCAAGGTTTTTGAAAACGCATCTGAAATCTATTGCGTAGAAAGCTCTATTCATCAATTCCTTGACGGAGTTATCCAACGCCTAACTAATAAGAGATTTTTATTGAAGAGACCATCGATAGCTCCCAACTACAGGTTTACGGTCTCCGAAAACTGGGATTTGCGTTTTATAGGTCAAAATAGTATCGTGAGAGGATAAGTATGAAATATTTAGTAACTGGAATCACAGGCTTTGCGGGCCCCAATTTAGCCAAACTCCTGCTCAAAGAAGGTCATGAAGTACATGGGGTTATACGGTGTCCCAATGGAAGACAAACGGATTTATTAGACATTTTAACGCTAGAAGAGTATGACTCTATTGTATTTCATTCTTTAGACTTAAGGCAGTTTCACTCAATAAGTAAAATTTTACAAAGCGAGAATTACGATGGCGTATTTCATCTAGCGGCCCAATCCCATCCCCCTACAAGCTTTAAAAACCCTATTCTGACTTGGGAAGAAAATGTTAATGCTACTGTAAATATAATTACCTCTTTAGAAGGGAGCGACACTAAACTAATGTTTTGCTCGACTTCTGAAGTTTACGGCGACTCATGTAAAAATGTAGGTTTACTCAGGACTTCTAATCCACTCACTCCTAGCAACCCATACGGCGCATCAAAGGCTGCTATGGATTTATACATGCAAGAGAGAATGAATAATGGATTCTTAAAAGGTTTCGTTACTAGAGCATTTTCACACACTGGCCCTAGAAGAGGCTTTAATTTTTCCATATCCTCCGATGCCTACCAAATAGCGAAAATGATGCTTGGGCTTCAGGACAAAAAATTAATGATAGGCAATCTAGACACCGAAAGGGTAGTGATTGATGTTAGAGACTGCGTAAATGCTTATTATCTATTAATGATAAATGAAAATTCTCACGGAAAAGTATTCAATGTATGCGGTGATGAGGTTCATAAAATGAGATTTTTTACTGACAAATTAATAGAGAAATCCGAACTTTCTGACGTAGTTCAAGAAATTAACCCTGACTTTTATCGCCCTATTGATATTCAAGTTCAAATCGGAGACTCTTCTGGGCTTAAAGATTTAACAGGGTGGAGCCCTAAAATATCAATAGATCAATGCATGAAAGACTTGCTGGGCTACTGGCGCAAAAAACTCAAAAACAGCAATGCTTAAATCTTAATTAGCCTAAAATGAAAACAGACATCGTAATACAGGGTGGCACATGGGGTAATTATACTTACGAAACCGCCGTTCAGTATTCTGAGTTAAGCTTCGTTGATCAAGTGATAGTATCCACTTGGAAAGGCGAAGAAAAGAATATCGATACCACTGATGATAGGTTGCAGTTTGTATTTTCTGAACCCCCAACTGAAGATGGCGGCGGTAACGTAAACTATCAAATAATTTCATCTAGAGAGGGGATCAAGCTTTGCACTTCTCCATTTTGCGTAAAAATGAGGTCGGATCAACAAATCCCTAATTCAGAAATGCAAAGATTGTATGACTTTTATAATGACTCTAAAGTTGATAAAGAAATCTTCGTATTAGGTATGGGTACTCACTTTCCCTATCATCCGCAAGATCATGTTTTTTGGGGTAAAACCCCACAGCTTTCAGAGCTATTTGATATTCCCTTGTCTAATTGGGAAAGTTACACAACTAATGTAAATTTTAACACTAATATGAGGGCCCCTATGTATATCGGAGCCCATTATTACGCCAAGTATAGCGAAGTAGCGAAAAAACACGCAAGCGACTTTCATCAGTATTTGCTGGACTCATCCCCAAAGAAAGAAGAGGCTTTTGAAGAGTACTTTCGAATAAAAGACGAGTATTTTAAAAGCTTTCCAAGGATAAAAATGGATTGGCATAAATACAAGCAGGGGTATCCCTATGGCTTTTATTACGATCAAGGCGAAAGATATCACGATTAATATAATTAATAAAAAAGCTATTTATGGAAATAATTAAAATGAAAGATATGAAAGGCGGGTGGTTCATTGGAGACTTTGAGCCAGTAGCCTATAGGTCCGATTCTTTTGAAGTGGGTTACGCACAACACAAAAAGGGTGACAAATGGGACACTCACTACCATAAGGAAAGTGATGAAATAAATTATATGATAAAGGGCGAGATATTAATGCAAGGTAAGAAAATTACTAAAGGGGATATTTTTATTTTAAAAAAATATGAAGTTGCTGACCCTGTTTTTTTATCTGACGTTGAAGTAATAGTGGTAAAAACTCCTAGCAGCAAAAACGATAAATACGTAGTAAAATAGAATTAAATTAATTATGAAATACGACAAAAGCTTACTAAACGAAGTACACGGCAGTAGCGACCTTCTCAATAAACAAATCTTTAAAGACAAACCTATGACCGCTGATCACTTGGCGTCAATTAATCACAAATTTCTAGGAGGAGGTATGTCTCAAAATTATTTTGCAATACCTTGGTTTGAGTACTATTTCGACATTCATAAGTTTGAATACATTGTTGAAATCGGAAGCCAAAAAGGTTGTCTGAGCACTTATTTGGCAAACTTTGCGGGCATTACTGAGCAATGTTTTTTTGAAACTTACGAAATCGACCCCAATAAAGATTGGTATGAAAGAAAATATGAGGGATGCGGTCACTGGTACGAAAAGTTAGCTGAAATTTCTCCATTTATAAACTTTTATCACGACGACATCTTTAAGGAAGATTCCATAAATCACATTAAAGAAAATATTTCTCAATTTAAAACCTTCATCTTCTGCGATGGGGGCAATAAGCCTCAAGAATTTAATACGCTTGCCCCCCTCCTAAAACAAGGCGATTGCATTGCTGTTCATGATTGGGGCCACGAAATAAACTTAGCTAGCATATCTGAATGTGTCTCAAAAAATGGGTATGTGGAAGACGAGCCCTCTGCCTCCTCGGCTTCGTTTTTTGGGACATTAATAAAGCCTTTCGTAAAGGCAGAATGATAATTAATGTTAAAACTTTGCATTTTAGACATTGACGGCGTTTTAACTAATGGCGAAAAAACTTACGGGCTTGACGGCTCCGTGATATCTAAAAATTACTGTGACCAAGATTTCACAGCCATTAAAAGACTAAGGCACTGTGGGGTGAACGTTTGTTTTTTATCTGGAGATAGAAATGTAAATGAGCCAATGGCGAAAAAGAGAAATATAGATTTTTATTATTCCCGAGGAATCGAAAAAAAAGACTTCCTAGCTAACTTCCAAAAAATATATTCCACTGATCCTCGTAACATGTTGTACATAGGCGATGACCTGTTCGACTTAGGCATCATGAAGATGGTGGGCCACCCCTATTGCCCCTCTGATTCATGCGCTGAAGTAATTGATCTATGCCAGCCGCTGGGAACAGTTTTAGACGGCCAAGGCGGCTGCAAGGTCATATCAGAGTTAGTATCTAAGTTGTTAAAAGCAAAAATCATTAATGATTGCGACTTGAGCGATATCCCGACCTTAGATTCACAAGAAAAACCCTAATGCTTCGCTTGGGATTGATAGGCAAAGAGTACGAGGATAATATATTAAGCTCCCCATCCTTAATAGAGGGAGAAACTAACATATGCTCCTCTTTCACGAAAAAGAACGGGGGGGTCTACAACTTCCTAAACGTCAAAACAAAAGCGATAAAATTTAAAATTTACACAAATGGATCAAGAAACGCTTTTATAATAAATAATAGTACTCTGAGTAAAAGAACCTCGTTTACGGTATTAAAAAAAGAATCTAAAATCTCAAAACTTGAAATTGAAGATATTAACGCTAATTGCGACTGGATTCACGTTTCATATATTGACGACATAGAAGATTACCAAGAGTTGTTTAATCTTTCCGTGCCGATAAGCATAGATTTCTGCACTACTTTACCAAGAAAAAAGTATTTAAAATTAATTAAAAAATGCTCCCTTATTTTTGATTCAAGAGAGAGGAAAAATCTGTATTCTGCCACCTCAATTGATAATCCATTAATTCTTCACGATGAAAAGGGGTGTGAGGTAATAATTAATAAAAATATAATACGAAAAGGTTTTACAAAACCCCAAAAAAATCTTAACGTAAACGGAGCAGGGGATATTTTTGCTGGAATCTTTATAAATAGCTACTATAATTCAGGCATGGAGCACGCCATAGACACGACCTCGGAATCTGTGACAGGCTTCTTATCTAACATAAAATGAAAAAATATAATGTACTTTTGCCCGTGGCTGGAAAAGCTCAAAGATTTTTAGACCAAGGCTACAAAATGCCCAAGCCATTGATAATGGCTAAAACTAAGCAGGTAATAGATTGGGCAATGGAATCTATAGACACTACAGATTGCAATTTAATTTTTGCGGTTAGATTAGAGCATATTAATAATTTTTCGATTGATGACATTTTAAAGCAAAAGTTCGGTCAAGGCATAAAAATAGTAGTAGTGGATCACGATACAGATGGCACTGTGTCCACCTGTTTATTAGCTAAAGACTTAATAAATAACGATTCGCCTTTAATAATTTACTGCCCAGACGTATGCTTTCAGTCTCAGCTACGCCCTTCATCAATCGATGAAAGTCTAGACGGATTCGTGCTGACCTTTAAAGCTAACAACCCTGCTTATAGCTATGTAGCCACAAACTCAGAGGGATACGCCACTAAGACGGCGGAGAAACAAGTAATAAGCTCGGACGCAGCAGTTGGGGTATACCACTTTAAACATGGTAAATCTTTCGTAAATTATGCAGAAGAGTTGATAAGAAAGAATATAAGAACAAAAAATGAGTTTTATGTATGCCCAATGTATAATCTGTTAATAAGAGATGGCTTAAAAGTTAAAATATCTCAAGTAGAAAAAATGCACGTACTGGGCACTCCTGAAGAGTTAAGCTTTTTTGTAGATAAAGTCGCTTCTAAGTTCGGAGAAAGACCCATTGGGCTTTGCTGCGACCACTCTGGCTACGAAAGAAAAGAGGAGGCTAAAGAAATTTTAAATTCTATGGGCATTCAATATATAGACTTTGGGTGCAATGTCGAAAAAGATGTTGATTATAATGCCTATGTTGGGCAAGCTGTGGATTCCATTGACAACAAAACCTGCGACTTCTGTCTTGGATTTTGCAGGACAGGTCAAGGTATAAATATCTTAGCGAATACTAAGAAAAACATAAGATCAGCTTTAATTTTTGACGAGTATACGGCAGAAATGTCAAGGAGACACAATTGCGCTAACTTTTTTTCCATACCCTCTAAGTATACCAATAGCTCTTCACTTTCTAGTATTATTAAGACATTAATCAGCTCCTCTTTCGATGGGGGAAGACATATGACTCGAATTAATCAAGCTATTTAAATAAACCACCTAAATGGTTCTAATTTCACATAGGGGCAACATCTCAGGCAGCTCTAGATATGAAAATCATCCCCACTATGTCACGAAGGCTCTTGATAAAGGATATAGCTGCGAAGTGGACGTTTGGTATGAAAATGGTCAATGGCGATTAGGTCACGAGAAGCCATTGCATCAAGTAAGCACATCTTTTCTGAAAAATAATAAACTCTGGTGTCACGCCAAAAATTTAAATTCTTTACACAAAATGCTAGAAAATGATATACATTGCTTTTGGCATCAATCTGATGATTTCACTCTTACTTCCAAACAGATAATAATGACTTACCCAGATAAAGAACTTACTGAAAAATCCGTTTGTATAGACTTGAACGCAGAAAAAAAATACGATAACATATATGGAATATGTTCAGATAACATTTCTAAATATAGATGAAAAAGAATAATTACGATACTAAAACTTATAATTTTCGTGATTATGTAGAAAAATTTCTAGATTTTCCGCACCTAGAAAGTATCCATAAAGACTTTCCTTTCGGTGAAATTTTAATTTCTGGGACAGACCAAAACAGGCATTTACATAGAAAATTTTACGACGGAATGGATAATTCCTCTGAATTCGTAAAGCTGTACCGTAAGTTCATTAAAGAGATAATCTTCCCCTCATTTGATGAAGAGGTTATCTTTCAAAAGTTTCCTACATTCAGAATTCATCAACCAAATAACCTTGCGGTTTTCGCCTTTCATAAAGATAAAGAATATAATCATAACGAAAACGAAGTAAACTTCTACCTGCCCATCACTAAAGCTTTTGGCACGAATACTTTCTGGTACGAAAGCGAAGAAGATAAGGGGGACTTCTCCCCCATGAATGGTGAATACGGTGATGCGATACAATGGAAAGGCTCTAACCTTAAACACGGCAATAAGCTCAATGAAACTGACCAGACTAGGATAAGCTTTGATTTTAGGATTTTGTCTAAAAAAATTTATGACGCATCTCGCCCTAAAAACAGTAAAAGCAAAAACAAATCCTTTACCATAGGAGACTACTATGACACTTTTAAATAAAAAAGATAAAATCTTCGTTGCGGGCCATAATGGTATGGTGGGTTCAGCCATTATGCGATCCTTAAAATCTGCGGGGTACGAGCATATCTTAACTGAAGAAAGGTCCGAGCTAGACTTAACCGCCCAAGATCACGTAAGAGAGTATATTTTCTACCAAAAACCTGATGTCGTAATTAATTGTGCCGCTAAAGTAGGGGGGATTCACTCTAATAATATATATAGAGCAGATTTTATATATAGCAATCTGCAAATACAAAATAATTTAATTCATTTTTCTCACCTTTACGATGTCAAGAAATTACTGTTTTTGGGAAGTAGTTGCATATACCCCAAATTTACTGATCAGCCCATAAAAGAAGAGTACTTATTGCGCTCCCCCCTAGAGCCCACTAATGAACCTTACGCTATAAGCAAAATAGCGGGCATTAAAATGTGTGAAAGTTACTATAAGCAATATGGGTCCAATTTCTTAGCGGTTATGCCATGTAATCAATATGGACCTAATGATAATTATCATCCTGAAAATTCTCACGTTTTACCAGCTCTATTGAGGAGGTTTCACGAAGCCGTTTCGAAGGGAGAAAAAGAATTAATGGTGTGGGGAACAGGGCGTGCAAAACGCGAATTTCTTCATGTTGATGATTTAGCCTCTGCTTGCCTGTTCATCCTTGAAAACATAAAAGCAGAAAACATATATGACCTCAATATTTCTCACCTAAACGTCGGAAGCGGCGCTGACATTTCCATCCACGATTTAGCTTACCTAGTCGCAGAGGTAACGGGGTATCAAGGCAAAATAAAATTTCAGCTCGACAAGCCTGACGGGACTCTTGAAAAGCTAATGAGCTCTAAGAGACTTAACTTAATGGGCTGGAGACCTAAAGTGTCCTTAATTGAGGGCATCGAAGATACTTATAAAGATTTTAAAAATAACTACCCCGATAAGATAAGATCATTTTAATTATGAAAAACGTTATAGTCACAGGAGGGTGCGGCTTCATAGGCAGTCATATCGTCGATGAATTAATAGACGACAATTACAGCGTTACCGTGATAGACAACCTATCGTCTGACTGTAATGAAGAATTTTATTTCAATGACGAAGCTTCGTATTTACATAGCGATATTAAAGATTATGAAGCTATCGCTCCTTTATTCAAAGACGTAGACTACGTATTTCATTTAGCGGCAGAATCCCGCATACAACCTACGCTAGAAAGACCCCAAGAAGCTTGTTTGACTAATTTCGTCGGTACATGCAATGTCCTAGAGGCATCACGTCAGCATTCAGTAAAAAGAGTAATATACTCAGGAACCTCTTCCGCCTATGGACGCGCAAACCGATCATTATTCAGCGCCCTTATGGGGTCCTCTAGTGCGCCGTTAAGTGAAAACATGCAAAGGGACTGCCTAAATCCTTACTCAGTATCTAAAACTGCTGCTGAAGATTTGTGTAAAATGTATTATACGCTGTGGAACCTTGAGACTGTGATGTTCCGTTATTTTAATGTGTACGGGGAAAGGCAGCCGACCAAAGGACGGTATGCTCCAGTGGTCGGTCTTTTTTTAAAACAGCAAAAGGCTAATGAACCCTTAACCTTGGTGGGTGACGGGCTTCAGCGAAGGGATTTCACTCACGTAAAAGACGTAGTGAAAGCTAATACCCTAGCTATGAAATCTGAAAATTATGGAATTTTAGGGCAAATATTTAACGTAGGAACGGGGGTCAATCATTCGGTTCTAGAAATCGCGCAGTTAATTGGGGATAATTTTACCAATTTACCCCCTCGCCTTGGAGAATCCCAAGAAACTTTAGCTGATATTACAAAAATCTCCAGAGAGCTTGGCTACGAGCCTTCGGTTAAGCTAGAGGACTGGATAAGGGAAAATAAATGAAGGCCGTGGTTGTAGGGTGCGGGTTAAGCGGAATAACTTCAGCCATCCTACTTAAACGAAAAGGCTATGAGGTAGAAATATTTGATACCCGTAATCACATCGGCGGCAATTGCTACGATAAAAAAATTGAAGGTGTGATGGTGCATCAATATGGCCCGCACGGCTTCCATACAAATAATCAAAAAGTTTGGGATTTCTTGAACCAATTCTCTTCTTTCAATGATGTCTGTCTCCGCGTAAAGGGAAATACAGCCGAAGGGGTAATACCCCTCCCCTTTTCCCTCGCTTCCAGAAAAATAGTGGGCCCTAAAACCCCAGATGAAATAAAAGAATTAATTTTTAAAGACTATAGTGAAAAAATGTGGGGTATTCCTTGGGAAGACCTTCCTGCCTCTATTAGCGGACGAGTTCCCACTATGCGCGATGACGCCTCTCCTTGCTATCACTTAGATAAATATCAAGGCATACCTACTAATGGATATACTGAGATGTTTAAAAATATGCTTGGATCAATTAAAATTAATTTAAATTGCCAGTCAGAAGAATATAATAAACAAAAATATGATTTATTAATCTATACTGGAAAAATTGATGAGTTCTTTGATTATAAGTACGGATGGTTAGAGTACAGATCATTAAAAATACAATTTGAGACAGCTAAACCTCAGCCCGACACTTTTCAATTAAATGAATGCAACACTAAATCTTGGACTCGTAGCGTGGACCACTCTCATTGGCATAACCAAAAAGTTAACCAAACTGTCATTTCTAAAGAATATCCTTGTGAACATACCAAAAATAATATAGCATTTTACCCGAAGCCCTTTGGGGATAACCAAAAAATATATAAAAAATATAAGAAAATTGCGGACTCCTTAAAGGGTGTTATATTCGTAGGTAGGCTCGCTACTTACAAATACCTAGACATGGATGACGCTATCTCTCAAGCCTTTAATAAACTAAAAAATATATGAGCACAAAAATACTTGTTACAGGCACTCTTGGTCAAGACGGAGCTAATATGGCTGAATTTTTACTCCGAAACCCTGATAATAAGGTTTTCGGAATGATACGCCGATCTTCGTGCCCTAATTTTACAAATTGTAAGAATTTCCTAGGTCACCCTAATTTTCAATTAGTTTACGGCGATTTAACAGATGAATTTAGCATTTTTAAACTTGTTCAAGAGATTCAGCCCGACTATTTTATTAATTTCGCGGCCAATAGTTTCGTTGGGTGTAGCTGGGATATGCCCATGCACGTTTTTGATACCAACGCTGTTGGAGTTATGAGGTGCTTAGAGGCGATTAGAGCCTATCAACCTAAATGTAAGTTCTACAGCGCGGGAAGTAGCGAGGAGTTTGGCGACGTGGACTACAGCCCTCAAGACTTAGAACACCCCTTAAAGCCCCGAAGCCCTTACGGAGCTTCCAAGTGCGCGGCGCGACACTTAGTAAAGGTTTACCGAGAATCTTATGATATGTTTGCGGTCCACGGGACCCTCTTTAATCACGAAGGCACTAAAAGGGGGGAAGAATTTGTTACCAGAAAAATTACCAAAGGAGTGGCTAGAATCAAAAAATCTATTGACCTAGGAGAAAAGTTTGACCCCATTGAGCTAGGCAATATTTATGCGAAAAGAGACTGGAGCGATTCTGAAGATTTCGTAGAGGGTGTTTGGTTAATGCTCACTCAGGACAAACCTAAAGACTATTTATTGGCGAGCGGAGAAACTCATACTATTAAGGAATTCGTTGACAGGGCTTTTGTGGCGGCCAAAATAGAAGGCTCTTGGAGCGAAATCCCCGATGACGCTCTAAAAACTAAATTTCGTAATAATTCTGAGGCGGGGGAAGTCTTAGTAAAAATCAATCCCGAGTTTTATCGCCCCAACGAAGTGGAACTACTCCTTGGGGACCCAACGGATATCAAATTAGAACTTGGATGGAAACCAAAAGTTTCTTTTTGCGATTTGGTCAAAAAAATGGTACAACATGACTTAGATGAGTGACGAAGGATTCGATATAGGCCGAAAAATTATTTCTCGCGCCACTAACAAGCAAGTCAAGCCTAAAAACAAACTTTGGGTTTTAATTTGGCAATTAATCAAAGACCCAAATGACTTCTCTAACGTAGATTGGGCGAAGGAAACGAAGGCTTCCGCGCTATTATTTATGCAATATCCTAATATAAAATTCTGGAGTCAATTAAATTTAGGATTTTACCTGAACTCCTTAAACTTCTTCAACGGCACGGATGGAGTTAAACACTTACGACAAGCAATTACTGAATTCGAGAGTGCATCTAAACTTAAATTTGTCGAGGTTA